GTGGCGCGTGGTGGTCATGTTCTCAGTCTCCCTCGGCGCTCCGTGCGCCCTTTCGATGGTTAGATACTGCCACCGACTGTCAGACGGTCGCAAGGGGAAAGTGCAGATAGCGTGAGAAAAATGCGGAGGTGGACGAAAGCGCCCCCGCTGCGCCATTGTTTGCGGCGTGCAAGTAACGGCCGGAATGATGAGCGCGATGCGGGCGAGGGTGGAACGCGCCCTGATGCCCGGCCTTGTCTGCGAGCCAATCGAGCGCGGGTATCGCAAGCGGACGTTTGAGTCGCAGCAGCGGTTCCTCCGCGATCGGCGCCCCCAGGTCTTCGCGTTCTCGGGCGTTCGTGGCGGCAAGTCGGAGGGTGGGGCCAACGCCTTCGCGCTGCGGATCTGGGAGGAAGCAGCCGCGCACTTGAGGGCCGTGGCGTCTGGCGACGCCGAGCGTTGGGAACCTGTGGGCGACGAGCCGATGAGCAGCACCGACGAGCCTCGGCGGCTGTATTGGGTTGTCGCTCCGTCCTACAGGCTAGCCATCATCACTTGGCGCAAGGTCATGAGGGCCCTCAAGCCGCTGCGCCACCTCATCGTCAAGCAGATCGTGGGCGAGGTGTGGTTGCCCGGCGGCGTGCTGATCCAGATGCGGACCGGCAAGGACGAGGCACAGCTACAGGGCGATCGGCTAGACGGTGCGCTGGTTGACGAGATATGCGTGTTGCCTGAGTCGTCGTTCGACCAGATTCAAAACCGCCTCACCGACCACGAGGGCTGGCTGATCGGCATCGGCTCCCCCCGCCCCGGCACATGGCCCAAGGCCCGCATTTGGGACGCTGGCGAGTCCGACGACGTGGGCCTGCACCACTGGACGACGCTGGACAATCCGCACATTCCCCGCCGCTCGATTGAGCGCGCTCGAGCGCGACTGTCGGCCCGGTGGTTCCGCCGCGACTTTGAGGCGAGCTGGGACGTGTTCGACGGGCTTGTCTGGGAGGAGTTCGCGACGAAGGCCGACGGGAAGGGCTGGGCGAACGTCATCGACTTCGACCCGGAGACGGCGCACCGCTTCCCCTGTGACGCTGCCGTGGACTTCGGGCTGCGGCGTCCGTCCGCGTCCCTGTGGGCCCGCGTGCCCGGTCTGGGGACCGATGGCGGCGAGGGCGACGTGTGCTTCGGGGAGATCGTCCGCGTTGACCTTACGACGGAGCAACTGGCCCACGAGATCGCCAACGAGTGCCTGCGGCTGGGCGTCACTCTCGGCCGCGTCTACTGCGACCCGGCAGGGAAGGCCCGCGACCGGCAGACCCGTAGCAGCGATCTGCGGGTGCTGAGGGACGTTCTCGTGGACCGTGGCGTGCTGTCTGGGCCCGTGGTCTACCCCAACACAAGGGAGCCGCCTCGCGGATCCGCAGCATGGACGGCCACCGCCGCCTGTTCCTCGCGCGCTGCCTGACGGAACGGGACTACCTCGGCTCGCTGCCCCCGGGCGTGGTCGGGATCTTCGGGTCGGTGACGGGGTACGTCTGGAACGAGCGGGTACTGGACGAGCCGCTGAAAGACAACGTCCACGACCATTTTTGCGACGGGCTCAGGTACCGCCTAGTCTGCCTCTACTCGGGCCACTCCATCGACCTCGGGGAAGCGAACACGGGCGCCGAGTCTGCCGCGTTCGTCAAGGGCGAGGATCCCAGCGAGTGGGGGACGGTGGACGATTCGGAGGGGTGGTAGCAGCGGCCTCGCCGCTCACGCCGACCACCCACAGTCAAAGACGTGGTGCGCCCGCTGCTCGCCCGCAAGCCACGCCGTCCCGACGTACCCACCCCGCGCTTCGGAGTGCCCCGTGCCGGCGACACGGAGGCGCCGCGAGCGCAGCGGAGCGGACGGGTTGACCCGGGCCCAAACGCAGACCTCGCCGCCTTGAGCGCCCGCGCAGAGCAGTTCAGCGCCGTCAGGCATGGGGACCAGGGCAACGTCGTCCGGGGGGATTGGGAACCTCCAGACTGTTTGGCTCATGCAAACACCTCCGACGCAACGACCATACCACTCACGCCCGGCGCGCACGGTACTTATCCTTGCAATTCATCGATAGATGCGGCCCGCAAGTAGTAGGGTGGGCGGCGATGACCGAGCCAACGCTTGCCACGCCCGCGATCTGGATCCCGCCCGCGGCTGCAAGGCTGGCGCAGGCCCGTGGGAACACGGTGGAGGTCTACCCGGGCGGCGAGGTCCGAATGCTCGCGGACGGCCCCGGCAAGGGATCGCAGGGCGGCGCTGGGCACGACGGCGTTTACATTCAGTCCGGCGAGGTCGAGGACGAGCACAACCCGAACCTCGCCCCCGAGTTCTGGCGCGGCTGCGACAACGAGCGCGGCGTCTACGACAAGATGATTGCCGAGGACCCGACGGCGCAGGCGATCCGCTTCGCCCGGGTTCTCCCCCTCGCGGCGACGCAGTACCGGATCGAGCCCTACACGGACCGCGACGGGACCGTCCAACCGTGGGCGCAGGAACAAGCCGACTTCGTCAAGACGGCTCTATTCCGCCTCATGCACCCGGGCTGGACCGAGACGAAGGCGCAGATCGCGGAGTTCGCCGGGCGAGGCGCGCGGTACTTTGAGCCCATCTTCCGGCGCGACAAGGAGCTGGGCCGCGTGGTCCTCGACTGCCTCGCCCTTCGCCCCCTGCGCTCGGTTGAGAATTGGGTCGAGACCCCCGACGGCTGGTCAATGGAGCAGTCGGTGCTTCGCGGGGACGGCGCCCGGGGCTACATGGGCGGATCGTCTGGCCCGGTGATCCCCGCAGCCGACCTCATCGGCTTTCGGTTCTTCCCGCAGGGCAGCAGCCCCGAGCCGCAGGGCCTATTCCGGCCCATGTATGGCCCGTGGAAGCGACGGTCCACGCTGGCCCGGTACGAGATCCAGGGCGCGAACCGTTACGCCTACCCGATCCCTGTCATCACGATCGACCCGTCCAACCCGAACTTCACCCCCGGCGACCGGACGAAGGCCAACAACATCGCCCGCGAGTTCCGGGCCGGGATCCGTTCGTTCGTTGCGATGCCGCCCGGGTACAGCCTGGAGTTCAAGACGGTCCAGGTGGACCTCGCCGCCCTCCGCAACTCCTACAACGCGGACGGCCGCGAGATGGCCCGCGCCGGCCTCGCAAACCACCTGTTCACGGGCGAGGACAACGGAACGCAGGCGCTCTTTACCGGCCAGTTCGGCGGCATGTTCAAGCAGTCGTTGCAGTACGACGCGAACACGGTCGCGGCCGTCCTGAGCGAAGGACCGCGCGCACTCATCCGCCGCCTGATCGTCGTCAACTTCGGAAGCCAGCCCGGGTATCCACGCATGGTGTCGGGCGAGGTCCCCGTGGGCGATCCGCTCGCGGTCGTGCAGGCTGTCGCTGGGATGGTCGAGAAGCGCGTGCTGGACGATAGCGACCGCGCGATTGACGACCACATTCGGGAGGCGCTGTCGTTGCCTGAGCGGCCCGAGCCGGCGATGCTGCCGCCCGCCCCGAAGCCCGACGACGAGCCACCCACCACGCCCGAGCCCACGAAGGCGAAGGCCGACGAGACGCGCGAAGGCGACGACGCAGACATTGACGATGCGCCCACCGCGACCGCTGAGGCGCTTGCAGAGCGCGCGACGCCCGACCGACCGGCGACGGGCCCGCGCGATCGAGCCGTCCGCGCTGCCGAGACTGTGGTGCGCCTGTCCGAGACGACCGGAGTGGTCACGCAGGGCAAGGCGGCGCTCGCTGGCGTGATTGTCGATTGGCAGGAGCGGATCGCCCCTGTCTACGCCGCCCTTGTGGCCGAGGCGCCGACGCTTGAGGCGGTCGCGAAGGTCCCTGTCCCCGGGCAAGCCGAACTCCAGAAGGAGATCGCCGCCACTCTGCGCGATGTCTACGCGGCCGGCTCCAAGTCTGCCGTTGCCGAACTGCGTCGCCTCGAGCGCGACCCCGATCTTGCGCGACGCATCGAGGAGCAGGAACTGGAGCGGGGCGAGGGCGGCGACATTGACGCGCCGCTGACGTTCTCCGACCACCCGGCCGGCTGCGACTGCGGGCGCGGCGCGCGTGGACTGCTTCCCCGAACGCCCCTAGCCCATCGCACGAGGCAGGGGGCGACCCTCTGGTGTGCCGAGGTCGTGGCCCTCGCGGATACGGTCACAGCCCCGAAGCCTGCCCCGTCGCTGCCCCCGTCCGACTTCGATGAGATCGACCCCGAGGCAAGCATTCGGGGGATCGCAGCCACCACGGTTCGCTCTGCGGTCGCTCGGTTCGTGCAAGCCATCACGGCAGCATTCCAGGCCCGGTCGCTCGGCGGCTCCATCGAGCACGTTCCGCCAGCCGAATTGGGCGCCCTCGCCCGAGGCACGCTTGCCGGACTCAGCCCCGGGCCCGTGCTCAATCAGGCGCAGGGCGATGTCAACACCATCTTCGGCCTCGGTCGCCAGCAGGAGCAACGCGCGCAGGGGGTCGAGCGGTACATGTACAGCAACCTCCTTGAGTCGCAGAGCTGCGAGAACTGCGCCGCGTTCGACGGGACGATCTTTGAGGCTGATGAGTTGGACGTGTTCGCTAGCCCGGCGGTTTGGTGCCTCGGCGGCGACCGCTGTAATTGCCTGACAATCGGACTGCCCAATGGCTGACCATCGCTGGCACGAAGCCCTCGGCGCATTCCCCGACGACGTGGTCGCGTACCTCCACGAAGAGGCGACCGGCGAACCCCTGACCGACGTAGCCGTGCGCTTCGCCCGCCGTCGCAGGGAGATCCCGCCCTACTCCGAGCCGCACCGCTCCCGTTGGTTTGAGCAGCGCGGCATGGACCCCGAGCCGCCGCCAGACATCGATCTGGACTGGTAGCCGCGCACGGTAAACCACCTAGACGGAACCGCTTGCAACGCGCAAGCATTGGCGCGTGCTGAACACAACCACGGCTCTTGTCAACCTGAGCGACGCCCTCGCTGGCGCTGCTGTCGCGCTTGCGACTGGTGACGACGACGGGCCGATCTGGAACGAACTGGTCCGCACTGGCGACCACCACGGCCGCAGCGGCGGGCGCAACGTGCCTCTCGCGCTGGCTGACCTGCAGGCGATGGAGCGGAACTTCCGCGAAGTCGTGCAGGCCGAGGGCTGGTACCCGGTCGGCGCCCCGATCACGTTCAACCATGCCGGGCTCAAGGGCGCGTTGGACGCCGAGAGCACGAAGGCTGCCGGGTTCATCACCGACCTTCGCGTTGTGGACAACGGCGACGGCACGCACAGCCTGCACGGGCTGACCGACTGGACCGACGAAGGCCGGCGCCGAGTGCGCGCCCGCGAGTTCCAAGGCTTCTCCATCGAGTTCCTGCCGTCTGGCAAGGCCCACCGAAAGACGGCGAACGCGCCCGTCGATGGCGCCTTGCTCTTCGGAGGAACCCTCACGAACACCCCCTTCGTTCCGGGGATGGCCGCTGTCGCCGCCTCGGAAGAAACCCCTGCGCCGGCACCCAAGCCCGCGCCCATCGCGGAGTCCCGCATGAAGCACCTGACCGCCCACCTGGGCCTGTCCGAAGATGCCGCCGAGGCAACCATCCTCGCGGAAGTCGCCAAGCGCGACGAGCAGATCGCCACCCTGACGACCTCGCTGGCCGAGGCGAACGAGGCGAAGGCCACGACCGCCACCGCGCTTGACGAGGCCATGAGCCAGCGTGACGCGCTCCAGGCTGAGAAGAACGAGCGCATCGAAGCCGACAAGGTCTCGCTGCTCTCCGAGTTCGTGGCCGAGGGCCGCTGCGCCAACACCGACGCCGCGAAGGCCGACGTGTGGAAGGTCGTGCAGGCCCTGGGCGAGGACAAGGCCCGCGAGCTGTACCGCAAGGACGGCGAGTTCCCGACGCAGGCCAAGGGCCACGACGGCGGCAAGGGCGAGGAGCGCGGCGGGCAGACCGTCGAGCAGGCGTTCGATGCCACCTACCTCGCTGAGAAGAACAACGGCAAGACGGACGCCGAGGCGTACCAGACCGCTCGCAACACCCACGCCGAGGCCCTTGCGGCCCGCTACGCCCAGGAGGCTTGAGTCATGGCCCTTCGCAACGAAACCCTGATCGTCACCCGCACCACGGATGCCGACCTTTCCGCCAAGGCGTGGTTCATCGTCATCGAGTCGGGCGGGGACGCTGTCCTCGCCGCCGACGGTGACAGCCCCTACATGGGCGTCCTGACCGACAACGTCCGCGATGGCTCGTCCACGCAGGCAATCGTCTCCGTCCAGAAGGCCGGCATCGGCAAGGTCAAGTGCGGCGGCACCATCACGGCGCCCGCCTACCTGATGTCCGACGCCGCTGGCAAGGCCATCACCGCCACCACCGGCAAGTACCACTTCGGCTACGTCGATGAGGACGCTGTCAGCGGTGACATCGTTGAGTTCACGTTCGCTCACGGCCAGTTGGCCTGAGCCTGATCACCCCCACCTAGGAGACTGACCAATGGTCGCTCGCAGCAGCCTCGGGGTCGATCGACTCCTCACTCGGTTCGCGCAGTTCAAGCGGAACCAGATGTCCGCGTTCGTCGCGGATCGCATCCTCCCCCCTGTCCAGGTCAACGGCCAGACGGGCAAGTTCTACACCGTGGCCGGTGGCTTCGGGTACGCCTCGCCCGGCTTCGGGATCGCCCGTGGCTCTGGGGGCTCGCCTTGCGCGAGGCTGCGGCCGAGATGGCGCTGCACTGGACGATGATCGAGCGTGACCGCGACGCGGTGGACAACCTGCTGTTCAACGCTTCGGTGATCACCCAGACCTCGGCGCTCGCGTCGGGCAACCGATGGGACGACACCGGGGATCCGCGCGAACAGGCGAACCTCGCCGGCCAGACCATCCAGAAGGCGATCGGCATCCCCAAGCGGGAGCTGACGCTGATGGTCAACCCCGAGTCCTTTGATTCGCTCGCGATCAACCCCTCACTCTTGCAGTTCCTGCGGACCTCGGCCCCCGGGCTGACCCAGATGGACGAGATGCAGATGGCTCGCGCCCTCGGCATCAAGGACGTGGTCATCGCTGGCGCGGTCGAGAACTCGGCCAAGGAAGGTCAGACCGAGAGCAAGGGCTACATCGCCGGCAAATCGGCCCTGTTCTGCTACGTCGAGCCGAACCCGACGGCCTTGCGGCCCCAGGGCCTCGGCGCGACGTTCCAGAAGCGCGGCCGTCCCCAGGGTCAGATCGAGCGGTACCGCGAGGAGCCCCGCAAGGAGATCGTCCTGGCCTCGTTCATGGAGGACCGGGTCGTCTGCAACGCCGAAGCCGGCTACCTGTTCACGACCGTCATCAGCTAGTGAGGCGCCGGGGCGTGGCTTTGCGGCTGCGCCCCGGCACCCCGCAGCGGGAGAAGAAGAAGCATGGCTGATTACAAGGTGGACCCGGGCCCCGGCTCGGTGAACTCGCA